AAGGGTACATATGACTTATATGTTGCACGTGACAGTGCAAACATAAGCAAATGGGGGTTGCTTCAGTACACTGAAAAGATTCAAGACCCAAGTATTGGGAAGCTGAAAGCACAGGCATACTTGAAGTTATACAACATGAAAGCAAGACATATTAATATAAGTGGTGTGCTAGGTGACACAAAGGTACGTGCTGGTTCAATGGTACCAGTAATGCTGAAACTTGATGATGTCACAATTGCCAACTACATGCTGGTTGAAAAAGTAACACATACATTCAAGAACCGTGAACACAAAATGGAACTTGTACTGTCAGGGGGTGGGTTCACAAGTGGACAATAAGCAAACATCAACTAACTTTGTGCAGCTTATCAAAAGGTGTGCTATAGAAGCCTTTAATGCTTCAAAGCCTGCCACAGTTCAGGTTGGCAAGGTTACAAAAGAAAAACCATTAAAAATCAAATTAGGTCAGAAGCTAGAATTATCTTCTAGCTTTTTGATTATTCCAAAGAGTCTAAGCGGTTATGTCGAGACAGTCAAGATTGACGGTAGTTCAAAAGAAATAACACATCCTAACAGACTTAAAAAGGGTGCAAAGGTTATCATGCTACGTCAACAGGGCGGTCACAAGTATGTAGTCTTAGATATTCTTTAGAAAGGCGGTAAAGTAAATGATTCCTAACAATGATGATTATGAAAATAACCCAGTTGATGTAGACAATGACAATGATGACATTTCAGATGAATTTGCTACTGAAGCTGAATCATCACTTACTTACGCTATGAATTTAGATACAATGCGCTTCACAGGAAAGATTGACGGTGATGATGCGATACGGCAAGCGGTATTCAAAATACTGAACACTGAACGCTACAAATATGACATCTATGATTGGGATTATGGTGTAGAACTTGAAGATCTAAAAGGAAAGCCTATCACATTTGTGATGGGTGAACTGCCAAATAGAATCAAGGAAGCCCTTGAAACTGATGACAGGATAGAAACTGTAGATACATTTAAAACCAGCGTAGTAGATAAAAGCAAACTTGTTGTATCATTTATTGTACATACTGAGAATGAAGACGTTCCAATTGAAAGTGAGGTGGAAATCTAATGTTTGAAGAATATGACTTTGACAGTATCATGGCTGACATGATTGGTGAAATTGATGAAGACATTGACACACGTGAAGGTTCAGTAATCTATGATGCAATCGCACCAATGGCATTGGAATTATCAACATATTATGCTGCACTTGAAATGGTAATGAATGAAGTGTTTGCTGATTCAGCATCATACTACTATCTTATCAAACGTGCTGCTGAACGTGGTGTTTTCCCTAAGGAAGCAACCAATGCGGTGCTTAAGCTTCAGGTTTCGCCTGCATCAAGCGTAATTACTGTAGGTGATGTATTCGGTCTTGAAGACATGGAATACAACGTCACAAGCGTTATTGATGCTTCGCAGGGGTTATATCAGGTTCAGTGTACTACTGAAGGTGTTGAAGGAAATCAGCAGTTAGGTGATGTTCTACCAATTGATACTGCTGATGAATTGAATGATCTTGAAACTGCAACACTTACTGAAGTATTGGTACCAGGTGAAGATGATGAAGATGTTGAAACGTTACGTGAAAGATACTTTGAATCATTCATTGAACAGGCATTCGCTGGTAACAAGCAGTCATACCTTGAAACTGTCAACGCTATTGATGGTGTAGGTTCATGTAAGATTATCAGACAGTGGAAGGGTGGCTACAATCCTTCTGACATGATTGTGAATGATGCAGTAACAACATGGTTCAATGATCAGTCAGCATCTACATTGGGTGCTGAAGTGTATGAATGGTTAAGCAAAATCTATAATGCTTCACTTAACAGGCTTCTTACCGTTGGTGGAACAGTTAAGGTTATTATCCTATCAAGTGAAAACAAGGCACCATCAGATGAACTTGTTGAAGAAGTACAGGAAACACTTGACCCACCAATGAACAGCGGTGAAGGTGTAGGATTAGCACCAATTGGTCATGTAGTCAACGTTGTTGGTGCCAAGACACAGCGTGTGAACTATGTCTTCACCATCACATATCAAAAGGGTTATTCCTATGATGCGGTTGCTGATGCAATCGAAGGTGCAGTAGATGCCTATCATGATGAACTCACGTCATTATGGTCAGGTACTGAAAATACAGTAATTAAAATAAATCAGATTGGTGCAAGACTGCTTGAACTTGAACACATTGAAGATGTGGCTGCAGTAAGAATCAACGGAAAAGCTGAAAACCTTGTACTGGATGAAGAATACATACCAGTCAGGGGGGATGTAAGTGGATAAGCTAAGAGAAAGAAACAAAGCCATATCACATCTACCACAGCACATGCGCCATTTCAGAGAAATGGCACAGCTTATGGATGTGACTGACACACAGCTTGACAAAGTAGACAAAATGACACTTAAGGTGCTTGATAATGCATTCATTGAAAGTTGTGATGAATATGGTATTGCTAAATATGAATCATACTTAAAGATTACACCAACAAGCTATGACACCCTTGAAACTAGAAAAGCAAGGGTGCTTTTACGCTGGAGTGAATATACACCTTTTACTATGCAAGTATTAAGAAACAAACTTAATACATTGTGTGGTGATGACAACTACATCATTGATGATAGACTGACTGAATACTACATGTTCCTAACAACATATCTTGAAGGCTATGATCAGGTGAAAGAACTTGAGGAATGGCTTGAAAGAATACTTCCACAAAATATTGTCTACGGTCAGCACAATATCATCAACATGGTTGCTGCAAGTGATACAAGAATGGGTGGTGCTAGTTGCTACACTGATGTATTCAACTGTAGTGATGATGCTAAGTATGTAATCAATGTGACCAATGGACTTGGTAACGGTGGTACATATGCCTATGTTGATGTAGTTGACGGAAGTGATGCTTCCAAGGAACAAATCACAGTTGCTTCCAAGTTTGGTAATGGTGGTTTGACAAATGATGTGATGATCATTGATAACAGTGATTCTTCAAGAACTACTGTCAATGTTGATTCAAGAACTTCTTCAGGTGGTGCTGTTTCATTTGTAGAAGAAATTCAAAAATAGAAAGGATGATATATAAATGGCACAATTCAAAAGTATCATAATTACGAAAAAAGGTCAGGCATTGATGTCAAAGATGCTAGCTGGTGCTTCAAACATTAAATTCACTAAGCTAAGAACATCTGATACAACATATGCTGACAATCAGCTTGAAGGCTTAACTTCATTATCAGGAATTAAGCAAACAGTTGATATCTCAAAGGTAAGTAGAATTGGTGATGCTACAGTTAAGTTAGAAGCTGGTATTACCAATAAAACGCTTACTGCTGGGTACTATGCAAGAATCATTGGTATCTATGCAAATGACCCAAGTGAAGGTGAAATTCTTTATGCAGTCATGAACGCTGAAGTTGCACCGTGGTTACCACCTTACAGTGGATTAGCTGAATCAAGCGCAATGTTCAACTTATCCTTAACAGTTGGTAATGCTTCATCAGTTTCAGTTGCTGTCAGCGGTTCAGCGGTTGCTACTCAGACCGACATCAAGGAACTTGAAAGTGAAATTGCTGATGTAAGATCATATGTAGGTTATTCAGATGATGACATCTACGGTGTTGAAGTTGACTTCACAAATAAAAAGTTCACACGTTTAGCTGGTGCAGTCAATAAGACACCAGGTGCTGACTTTGATGATATTCCTTGCTTCCAACGTAGAAGATGTAATGTAGATTTCCTCGGTAAGGTAACTGCTTATTATGGTGACGCTGGTTTCACAACTACTGGTAAGAATTCAGATGGCATGACAGTTCAGGTGATGGTTGAGCAGCCAAAGGTATACTACAAAGTAGTACCTATTGTGCTTGAACAGGCACCGCTTAAGGGCTATCTGACAAGAAAGGTAAGATACTATGTAACATCTTCACCAAAGCCTGGATTCAAGCTGTATAAAAAATTTGAAGGTAGGGATGCAATCTACTTATCAGCATTTGAAGCTTCATTATTTGATTATTCAGCTGATGCATACATCTTGGATGATGCACAGATTGCTGATTTTGATGTTGACCACTTAGCATCAATTGCAAATGCCAAACTAATTTCAGGATTGAGCCAGAACTTAACACGTGCCAATGCCAGAAAGTTGGCATCTAACTTAGGTTCAGGATGGTCATTATCTACACCTGAAGGACTATCAATCACTCAGATGCTATTCTTGATTGAATATGCTACGTTCAACATGCAAAGTGCATTAGGTGCTGGCGTAACCAATAAACAGTGGGATGGTACAAACAATTCAGAAATCACAGGTGCTACCGTTAATTTAGGTAACAGTTCAGGTTCAGTTACAAACGCAAATGGCTACAATGTCGTTTCGTATCGTGGTGTAGAAAACCCATTTGGCAACATATGGAAATGGCTTGATGGCATGAATGAATACATTCGTTGGAATGAAAATGACCCTGACAACAAGTTTATTGACAAGTATGATATGTACATCAATCTTGATGGTAACTACACTGATGACACAGAAACAGGATACGACAAGTTAGACTTCAGTCCAGCTACTACTAATGGTTATGTTTCAGCGTTTGGTTATGATCCTGACTATGATTTCTTGTTTATTCCAGCTGAAACAAAAGGCGATTCTTCACTGCCAGTTGGTGATTACCACTATCGTTCAGATACTACTGGTTGGAGGGTTGCTAAGTTCGGTGGCGCTTGGAATAGTGGCGCTTATGCTGGTGGTTTCTATTTGGCTCTGGATGATCCTTCCGGTTATCGGTATGCTATGATCGGCGCTCGCCTTGAGTATGCTAGACCACTTTAATATGCTATAATAAGTAGTACATATAGGTACAACAAACACAAGAGAACTGAAGATGAAAAAAGCATTTAACAGTATTAGTTGCTAAATTCAGTGGCAATTGGAATAATGGCACTAATACTGGTAGTTTCTATTTGAATCTGAATAATACTTCCAGTAATCGTAATGCTAATATCAGCGCTCACCTTGTAAATATGCGTAAAATTGTGGAAGTTTGTTGTACCTTGGCACTTGCCAAAACTAAAATACAAAACACTGTATTAGTAAGTCCTTGGGAATTTGAAAGTTCGGTGTTACTTAGCATACAAAAGAAAAGGGGTTAAGCAGTGAAAAGAGTAGGTTATTTGTATGAAAAGGTATGTTCCATGGAAAACCTTGAATTAGCACACAGGAATGCAAGGAAGCACAAAACATGGTACAAAGAAGTGAAAATGATTGATGAAAACCCTGAACCGTATCTGAAAGAACTTCAAGATATGCTTATCAATCATACCTACAAAACATCTGATTATGTCACATTCAAGAAAGCTGAAAACGGAAAGATAAGGGATATCTACAAGTTGCCATATTTTCCTGATCGCATATGTCAGTGGGCTATCCTTCAAGTGATAGAACCAATGCTTATGAAGAAATTTGTCAAGAATACCTATTCAGCAATACCCGGAAGGGGCATTCACAAATGCTTGAAAGATGTGACTAAAGACATGCGCACTGATGTTGTGAACTGTCAGTACTGTCTTAAGATTGATGTAAGAAAATTCTACCCATCCATTGATCATAGAATCCTTAAGAAGATGTATAGAAGTTTTATCAAGGACAAAGAGCTACTTTGGCTGCTTGATGAAATCATTGATTCAACTGAGGGTGTAACAGGAATACCAATTGGCAACTACCTGTCACAGTACAGTGGGAACCTGTATCTGACATACTTTGATCATTGGCTTAAGGAAGTCAAACATGTGAAGCACTGCTACAGATACATGGATGATGTAACAATATTCGGCAAGACAAAGAATGAACTGCATCAACTTAGAAAAGATATTGATGAATACTTCATGCGTTAACTAAAAGTAAAGATGAAAGACAATTATCAGGTCTTTCCAACATATACACGTGGGCTTGACTTCGTAGGATATAGAATCTACATTGATCATACAATTCTCAGGAAGTCCACGTACAAAACATTCAGGAAGAACATGCTAAGGCTACGTAAGAAGATGCAGCATGGTGAAATGATGAACTATCATGATTTTTGCTGCTACAATTCTTATATAGGGTGGTTGAAGTATTGTGATTCATATCACTTAAAACAAAAGTACATGCAACCGCTAGAACGCTATGTAAACTTCTACTATGAATGCTACTTAAAGAAAGGTGGTTTACTTAAATGAAAGATTATGGAAAAGTTAGGAGCACTATCAAACCTGAAGAAATCAAAATTGATGAATTTTCAGTTTGGGTTGCTTCTGATATCAAACAGGTTAAAGAGACTACTGGTGAAGATACTGAATTCACTGGTTTTGAATATGGATTAGTTCAGTACACAAAAGATGAATACATCAAAATGCAGTCAGTACAGATTACTGAATTACAGCAGGCAATTGCTGATCTATATGAGAATGTGGGGTAATGATTATGGCAAAAATCTACATGCGACTTATTATCAAACGTAAGAAAACTATTGACCAGGTACCTGAAAAGATTAGAGAAGACGTAAGACAATTACTAATTGATGCTGGGTACCCTGAATTAGCTGAATAAAATAAAATAGGTACAATCTTACCTATTGAACACAAAAGCGCTTAGAACGTAAATTCTAGGTGCTTTTTTATATTGAATTGAAAAGGAGTAAACATATGAATATTAATTGGACAGTAAGAATTAAGAATAAAAACTTTTGGCTTGTGTTCATTCCAGCCGTACTACTTGTGATTCAGGTTGTAGCAAAAGTCTTCAACATTGAACTGGACTTTGGTGACCTAGGTAATAAATTGAATGCGGTTGTGAATGCGGTGTTTGCATTACTTGCGATTGTTGGTGTAGTACAAGATCCAACTACTGAAGGTATTAGTGATTCACCTCGTGCGCACACTTATGCATATCCTAGTAATGCCAACTTAGACTTAACAGTGTGTGAAGACCCTATCAGTGATGACAATGAAGAAATCAAATTTGATGCAGTAGAAGATGACGATACATATGTTCCAACTGATGAAGATGCAAGAATCTAGTGGGGTGATCATGTTGAACGTTACTGCTACTGTTATGTTCGTTATTGGATGCTGCACTTTCATCTTCTCAGTATATGACAGGATCATGAAAAGCAAGACTGATTCCAAGAAGGAACAAAAAAATTATGATGATTTTAAAAATGAAATGA